GCTTCCTCTTATTTCTAACTTACATCTAAATGGATATGCTGATAAATTTAGAAATTTTACTTTAATACTCATTTTAATTGGATAAAAAAATTTAATAATGTTTATTTGGATTTAGGTCTTAAAACACATTTATCACCACTGCAATAATTATCTAATTCGATTTCTTCTTTAAATTGTTTAGTTATTAATTCATCATATTCAACTGGTTTTACTTTAGCAATTTCAATATTGTATCGCTCTTCTGAAATAATTTCTTCAGGAGATTGTGGATACACGTGATCATCTAATGGAAGAAGTGATAAACTCTTATATACGTTTTTATATTTTTTCAATAAGGATGCAATTTTATCTTCTTCAGATTTCTTAAATGTAATTGTACATGATACTTGATTATCACTCCACCATGTCTGTAAACATGCAAGTAATTCAAATTGATATTCTATGTCTATATCTTCCTTAGTGATACATCCTTCAGGTGCTTTACATGGAAAGGTAATTACACTTGTAAATCCTTCTTGACCTTTAGCATCTTCAATGTGATATCCTTTATGTCTAAGGGTTCTTAAATAATCTTTCTTAGTATTAGAAATTCTTACTCTACGAAGATAATATTTACCTGGTGAGGCATGCATACCTGAGGCATCAAGACCACTACAAAGAGTAGTTGTACCTGATGGTTTAACAGTTGTAATCTTAATGCTTCTCGGGATTTCTAATAATTCAGAAATTTCTTCATCGTATTTTTTCAATGTTTTATACCATCTATCACAAATTTTTCCATAATCTTCAATTGAAAGATTATGTTTAGATATAAATGGAATAATTCCTGTTTGTGAAATTCCAATTCTTCTATTCTTACTTTGAATATCTTCAGTAGATTTCCAATGTGGATTCACAGTCGTAACTATTTTACAATAAAGCATTGCGAAGTAAAGATCTTTTTCATACTGATCAATTACTTCATCAATTGATCCATCATAATTGGCTGGATATGTCTCAACTAGATTACATGTTTCACCACCTGCTGAAAATTCTTTTAAACTTCCGACATTACTACATCCTGATAAAGAAATTTCTCCACACGGATTAGTTCCATTTGCATCAGGATCACGTGGAACAACTTTTCCATCTACAACTAATAATCCATCACAGATTCTTCCATAATATTTTACAATCTCTTGATTAAATATACCTGGTTCACCTGACATTGAATTAACAATATTATCAGCGATTTTGTCTATTAGATCATCAGCCGATGTGTCATCAACAATAATACTATTATTAGATGCCCAACTCCATGATGCTCTATAAGGATAATCTTCATAATTTTTATATTTGATCGCATCTAAATTTTTAGATAGAAATATCTCTGAACTTCTTCTTACATTTCCAGCAACTACAATAGTAGCAATTACATTAGCAATGTCTACAATCAATAATGAATCAAGATATGGAACATATCCATTTTCAAGAGTGGATCTTAATTTATTTTCAGTTTCATATAATGATTTGCGGGTAGTCTTTAAAAGAGTTAATCCATCGACTTCTTTAGATATTACGTTAATTAAAGCAGTAATCGAATTATTATAATTTTCAACAACGTCAACATCGTTATGTTTTTCAGCAATTGATTGAAGATTTTTCATGCTATTTAACATTTCATTTAATAATTCAAATTCATATTCGGAATCATCTATTTTTGCAGATATTTCTCTAATTTCATTTTCAGTTTTAGTAAGATCAGATTCGATTTCTTGTCGATATGTATATTTTTTCAATTTACGTTCTAATAACCATCTGATTATAGCGAGACCTTCAGCAAGTGGAAGTGGACCTGAAGCAGTTCCACCAAATGTTTTCAAATATTTACCTTTAGGTCTAATATCTGAATAATCAAATAATGTAATATACTCACTTCCACCTTCTAAATATGATTCAACAAGCATTACCATTGCTTTAACCCATCCTTCACGAGTATCTTCAATTTTGTACACATTAATGAAATTACAATTAGATTGAAACAAAGTTTTATTCTCAATATAATTATATTCATGTTCAAGAAATTTAATACCTTCATGATCGGCTTTTACACTTTGATCTATGAAACTATAAACTTGATCTTTAATATTAACATATGTCAACATTCCATGTTCATCATATTTATTAGTAAAATACTTATCAATGTTGTATCTATAGTTGGCTTGTTCAGGCTTAACTAACTTAATCTTATCTGCTCCTCGATCATCAAATCCGACACCTACTCCTAGCATAAGTGCATCAGCGATATACCCAAAGAATCCACTTCTTACTTTTTCTATATTAGCACTGCTAATAAATGTACAATTAACGAGTGGAAGACCTAGTTTTTTCTTATGAACAATTTCTGTACCCATAGTCCAGAATCCTCTACCAGGTGGAGTGATTTTGAAATTATATACAAGATCGAAATATTCTTCAGCCATCTTATTATAATGCTCATCATTCCACTTAGACTCACCATGTTCATTAGTTTTATCTATTAGTGAATCTTTTAAAAGTGAGAATACACCATTAATTACTCTAGTCACGATTTCAAAGAAAGTTTCATTTCCAATAAAATCACCATGCTCAGAAAATTTATTTCTAGAATAAGTTCTCATCAAAACAAACTTTTGTAAAGACTTAGTTGAATCATTATTAGTTCTTTCTAATTCCTTATAGTATTGTTTCTTATCTTCTAGAAATTCATAACTAAGATTAAAACTAAGATGTTTATACATGATCGATTTTATATTTATTTTTAAAATCTTAGAATAAAAAATCAAATTTATATTTTACGACATGCTTCCGTTAGATTTTTTCATTACAATAAATATAAATCCAATTGCAAGAGCGACTAATAATATAACACCAATGATAACCATTCCCCAACACCAAGTTGACCATTGTTGAGTTCTATTTCGAGCGTAATACCAATATCTAGTATACCATGGATGCTGATCTAGATTAGAGTCTCCTTCAAATCCTTCAATTCTTTTATGATCCATCATCATATAACCTTCTTTCATTCTCTTTACCCTTTTAGATTCTGAAAAATCGTAATTATTTAAATAATCTGATTCAAGCGGGAAGTCTTCTCCGCCCGCAGCAAAGTGTCTTTGACTATGATCGCTTTTTACATTAATTACACTTCCGCTTGCTGGATCACGAGTTTGTGTATCATCAGGATGATGATAATATGGTCTATTAAAGTCTTTCGCATCACCTATAAATCCACTTTGAATCATATCACTGGTATGAAGAGGCATCACAATTGTTTCCATTTGAGTGTCCATATTATGTGCTTCTAAATAGGCTAGCAAGGCTTGGCGCATCGAAGATATCCCTTTGCTTGGATAATATTTTTTATCACAATTACTTTCCCTATCAGGTGTATAAAGACCTTCATCTCTAAGAAATACAACATCTCCTTCTAATTCATCAATTCTATGATTTCCTGATTGAAGCGGGAATGGAATAGGCTCAACTCCTTTAGGGTCTAATAAAAATATAATCTGCTTCGTATCTATTGAGGCACCTAAATTATTTAATAAATGTTTAGCCTTGTATACCTTGCTGCAAGTAGAAGAAACACTTACATTATATGCACCCATCATTGGATATAAATACATTTGAGTTCTTCTAACTTCATTATTCCTTATATTCAAATGATCTATTTGTTCTCTCTTTTCATTATAGGTACTTCTTCCTGGTATTTTAGATGCTTGAACAGATACTCTTACAGGTATTCCTGTCAGATTTAAAAATTTGATCTCGGTAGGAATTCTTTCCATTTTAAAATAGTAGAAAAAAATTTAATTATATGATATAATATACCTAGGAATAAAATTTGCTTTGTTGTAAACAGTGTAAATTAGGTGGTTATGGATAAATCCCTTCACAGAATCATAGCATTGAAAACTATTTTCCTTGAATGGAGGTTGCTTCCATTCAAATCCGGTTTTCCAACTATTAAATGACTCTCCTAGAATAACTTCAACAATGAATAAACTTCTCTTCCCGTTTTTAGATGGTGTAAACTGATTGACGTAAGCAGCATTACTGAATCTAAATCCAAATCCCCAATATCCACGTCTAATTTTAAATGCATCTGTAATACTTTCCATGAATAAAAACTTTGTATTCGGTAAAGAATATTTTTCAAGTTGTGATGAAAATAATCTCTGATTAGTCAAATGTTGAATTCTTTGAAGCCCCACAACCGTTGCAGGAAGTGATTCTTTTAATAAATCACCGAAAAAGTTAAACTCCACCCCATTCTCTATTGATACTACTTTGAGATCTTTTTCACTTAAGTGAACCCATGATGGAGGAATAGTAAATGTTGAGATCGAGTCTCTATAAACGGCAGTAATATTAACAGGATACTGAGAATCTTCACTAATTATCAATCCTGTTTCAGTAATAGGCTCGTATGTTAAATAAACATTTTTTTTTAACTTGATTTTTCCTTCAATTCCGCTTTTCCTAATTTTCAATAAGTCGTAGAATCTTTTATCCTTTCGAGAAATAAATACAGAATTATTATCCGCAATATTTTCAACCCTAAATAAATTCATAGCAAATTTAAGGATAAAAAAATTCAAATATATTTTATCATGTATTGAATAAGATTTCTATCTGGCTCGTACAATGCTATAATCGCTGAGGTTGATTGAATCATACCAGACCCAGGATAAGAAGCACCGATTACACAATCATAGTTATCGGGAGGAGATGTGAATTTTCTAGTTTCACTATCACATGGGACACAATAAGGCTTTTGAAACTTCACCTCAACTTGAAATAAAGTTTTTTTATTACCAATACGAAATGCAAATAAATCTGAATATGAAGAATTTTGAGCAAAATAAATTGCTTTTCCCCATAATCCGAATTTAGTGTGATCTCCTAATGTAATTCCCATCCTAGACACTTTAAGGGGGTAAGTCTTCCCCGTTCCATGATAAGTAATTCGAGTTTTTTCAAATGTTTTTGTTCGCTTCTGATACTTCAAGTAATTTTTTAAGTGCTGAATTCTGATAAGTTGTTCAAATTTATTAATTTTCGAAGATTTTCTGAAATTTTCTATCACCTTTTCATACTCCAAGGATCCTTCTTCGATCTCAATTTCGTCATAATGACTTTTTAGAAATTTTTCAGTTAATTCCCAAGCATCAGGCAGTTTATAAATTTCATTTTCATAAATTGCTTCTCTTCTTAATTCGACATTCAAATCTTTATCTCTCGATTTGATAATAGCACTTCCGCTGATAGATTCATAGCCTTTGAGAAATACATCCTCTATAAAATGAGTATGAAAATAGAGATTCTCATGAATATTTAGTAAGATAGAATCATTAATAATGATATCAGTTGATAGTAAAGTTTTACCTAATGATGAATCAGCCTCAATAGAAACAACTCTGTCATTACCATTGTAAAAGGTGAGATAGATCTGGAAATTGACTCCAAATGTAAGTTTTCGACATTTTGATGTAATATCATCAAATAGCATTGGTCTTTTACCTAAAATACTCATATTCAAAAGAAATAGAATTAGAAACTTTATAAATCAAATTATCTTCTTAATATCATTGACATTATCCTGATTGCAAGTACGAAAAATACTACAATTAAAATAATCAAGCCTATTACAAATATTCCAAAAATTGTCCATGACATCCAACTGCTCTTTACACATGGAATTGGATCTCGGCCTGTTATATTTGCTCTTCGAAGACCAAATGATTCACATCTGATACAAAACATATCACAATCAAAATCACCATCGACAATATCTTGATAAATTTCTGGTCTCATATAATTATGAAAAACTAATCTGTTATTTTCACAAGTAGCGATATATTGACAAGCATCTTCGCTAAATGGAACAACAGCTTGTCCATCAGGATTAACTACCAAGACAAATTTCATATGATAATCGCGAATAGTATAATCATCAGTAGGATCCATGCTATCACCAAATCTAGCACGAACTGCATAAGGTGTTCCCCTTTCATTATGAACTTCTAATAAATAGTTTCCTCCATAATTAAAGAACATCTTGTTATCGATTTCAAATGTTGTTGATTTTTCTACCCCGACTGACCGATAGAAATCTGCTTTAACAGGAAAATCTTCTTTTCCAAGAAATATATTAATGTTAACTTTTACCCCAGTATAATTATAGAAGTCAATATACGTAGTCATTTAAAGTGGCAATAAAAAATAATTTTAAATTTTAATTTTATCAATTAAATATCAATGGAATATATAGAGGGATTGATAGAAGATGCTAAACAGGTTATTAAAAAATCACGACAAAATAAATTACTAGAGATATCTAAGCATATAGAGAACTACTTGGTTAAACTAAATATACCCATTAAAGAAACATTTAGAGAGGAAACTTATTACATTATAGTTGCATATCCCTATTTAAATTATTTAGAAAGGGCAAGAAAATTAAATCTACTTATTGTAGATTTATCTGAAAAATTCAATATTCCATTGGATAGTCTGAAACAAAATTATACAATTTATAATTACATAACCGAGATAAAGTATGATCAATTTTTGCTTCTTCAACTTCGAAATCCATTTTATCCTAAAGAGAATAAACTCTATACTCTAGATACTTATAAATCACTATCTAGATTCAAATCAAATACTTTTAAAGCAACCAAGTATGTAAAAGAATTATTTGATATGGATCCTAGAATGATAAATACCAATAAACTTTCATCAGATTTAAATTCCGTGGTATATATTCATCCAAAATATTATCTTGAAAATTTACATAAATTATTATATGATCCTTCACATGAAGATAATGAAGCAGTTTTAAATGAAATTAATACATGTTGGAAACGGTGGATAGAAATAGATAATACATTTAATAGAAAAATTAATGTAAATGCAGATCAGCGATCAAAGAATATAGGATATGCGATGTTATATAAAATCGATAAATATATAGTTCTTGCAGATTATGATGATTCTGCAATTATTTGTATTGCAAACTATGATAAAAAGGATGAAATTGTAGATATTCTCAGAAAGGATTTTGATATATCAGATGTCGTGATCAATTCCGCTAAGTCATTATATGATCCTAGGCTAGTTAATTTAGTAATCAAGGTTAAAGGGAATATCGTGATGAAAATTTGGTTATTACTTAATTATGAACTAATTCCATATACACCAGGCAAATTGAGAAAGGCACATCCATATGTTAATCTTAGATTGGTTTTATCAGAATATTTAACATATGATATACTGAATATTAAAACGGTAGCAAATATTAAATTGCAAAAATACAAAGATTTATTAGTTGAAGTCAAAAAATTAAAAGACGAAGGAAATTTACCTGACTTATCTAAGTGTGATTATGAAGGTATTTATTATCCGGATGATCAATATTTAAATGTACTCAGAATTAGAGACATTGCATATAGAATTGAGCAGGCTAAAAAGTTTAATAAAAAAAATTAATATATTTATATCATAAAATGGTTGTTAGATTTATCATCGCACTTGTTCTTATAGTCATTGCAGCACTTATAATCCTTTATTTCACAAATAATCCACCTGATTCAGTGGTTAGTTGGGTATTATTCGTATTAATAGGCCTCTTACTGGGGGCAGCCGCCATTGTTGGAGTAGCTGGATCCGCATTACACATTGCATTTAAAGGATAATATCCAAAATAAAAAAGTTTTATTTTATTTTGGATTATGTTCCTGTTTTAGCAAGGGTAAGTATATATAAAGTAGCACCTATTAAGCAACCTATCACAAGGACAATTAAAAGAAGTCCTAGTATTTCCACAATTAATTGAAGAACGCCTATTTTTGTATTTGAAGCCTGGGCTGACAGAATATTACTAATTGTTGTTGATGTTTCCTGAACAGATGCCTGAGATGAATATGACTTATAAAAAGTTGTATAGACATTATCAGTATTATTGATAAAAACATTTACTCCATCTATTGAGGCGGTGCAATTTTGATCAACAAAAGTAGTATCACTTATTGCTTGATTTTGAAAGTCAAGTTGATTAGCAGTTAAATAATTTTGAACAGTTGTAGAAATTATTTCTTGTATATCTGCAGTTTGATCAACTCCAAATCCAAGGCCGCTTAGATAATTAGACACTGCTGAAGTCAACTCGTTTGTGATATTTGTAATTGCACTTTGATAAACATCTTGACTTTGAAAAATAGCAGAAGAAGCGACATAAACAACACTCGAATTATCAACGACTACATTCGTACAATTTGAAGATCTATTGCTACTTTGTCTAATAATTGTACTCCCTGCATATGTTTGAGCAGAGGATGCTACTTGGGATGCCAATTCTTTACTAATAATATTTGTCAGTGCCTCTTGTAATGTTTTTGAAGTTTGAGTCCCTCCCATATTTTAATTGTTGCAAAATAAAAAAATAACTCAATTAAGCGGATTAACTTTCTTGATTTTTTTAGCCTCGTAGAATCCACAAACTCTACTCAATCTTATCATCTTGTATAAAGCATTGCATATTGCTTTACAATTAGTTAAAATAATATCGTAATTTAATTGCCTTGTACAATCCTTGATGCCGTCTTGCAAGTCGATATAATCTTTTTCAAATTCTTCAGTAATTCTAGTTAGGCGGTTCATTATATTAAACCAGAATATGTTATAATTTCTTCTAATGGGATCAAGTTGGTCATTATTTCCAGGTTCATCCTTGGTTAGGTTGTAAAGCCTACTATAACATGGCTCAATTTCACAATGGATTGACTTAATATCCTTGTACATTTTCATCAATTTAGATACTCCATCAAGACCATAACAAATGATAAAAACACTTTCATATAGGTCTTCATACCATGGATATTTTTTCGAAAATCGATTATAATAATTAATTAATTTTCCAATCACTTCTTCAATGTAATCAATTAAGTAATGCATAATATTAAACTAAAATTAAAGTAATAAAAAATCAAAATTATGTCATATTTAAAAATTATTTCAATTCCTATATTCTTATGGGGAATATCAAAAATGATTTACTCTTGCTATATTAGTTATAGAACATGGCCATCAATGATTTTAGTATTATTTGACTCTATTATGATTGTACAAATAGTATCAGGTTATGCATCGATAATGAAGAATGATATTAAATTTGGATTATTTTTAAGTCTTACTGGATTTACGTCTCTCTTATTACGTCCAACCATCCATGGATGAATAAATATTGCTTGTTGTAGTATAAGTTATTCCAACAAAATCAGCCATCAGCGTCATGTCTGATCCATATAATATTTTTTTAGATCTTCTTTGTATTCCTTTTAATTTAATCTTTAATCCTGTCGCAGTATAATATGCACCATTTTCATTTAAGATTGCGAGATTATTTTTATATCCAGCATAGATACATTTTTTTAATCTCGCAATTTGATCAATTACATCATCTCTATTTAAATCTAGATCAGGAAAGGTAGATACTAATCCTAATTCATCACAGGTAAGCATTACATCAATACGGTTGTTAAGAATATGTCTGAATTCTTCTAGTAAAATCCCTTTCTCCATTAATCTCTGATTAACTACAGATAAAATGCTGGGTCTCTTTGTATAGCGGATTGATTCTTGCTGATATTTTTTCTTGTATTTTCTAACATCTGCTAAAGTCGTTTTTCTAACAACATGAATAATATACTTGATAATTATCAATCCTTCAATAAACCTATCATTCACAATTTCTGAAAAATTCTTACTTGATCCAAAGAAATATTTTTTTAAAGTTTTTTTATCAACTAGTTCATCTAGAATATTTGTAAAATAATAGGCTGGTAATTTTTTCTTCCTAGCCTGAGTAGGTTGAACTACAAAATCAAACTTTGAATCCGCTATAAATGACATAGTTGCACAATCAGAAATGCTAGCCCCATATGCAAATGAAGAAAACATCATTCTTGCTCCTTCAACGGTGGTTCTAGGTAAACGTGATAATAAATAACCTGCGTACGTTCCATAAAATCCAAGTGAAATTAATTTATTTCTACATGATATAAATAAATCCTGAGGTAAGTCATCAAGTAGATGTTCAGGGTAATTAGGCAAAGTGATCTTTTTAATATTTCCTAGTCCGCTTTCATAAGAATAAAAATCTTTTACTTCTTGAATTTGAGAATTAGATATCACTTTGTCATTGTAGATATTATTACAATTTCCATTGCTTGCATTTGGACTAGGATTCTCAGGATCGATACATGAATTAACTAGGTTAATAATTTTATCATATTTAGGCAAATCAAATATAAATGAAGCTGGAACAGAATTATAAAGCAAATCAACGATCATTTTTGATACATCACTTCGATAAGTATCAGGTAATGGATATTCCGGTAAAGAATTATAAACTTTTTCAGTATAAAGTGGATAAACATGACCGAAGAAATCTCTACCGACGCGTCCATATCTTTGTTTAGCAGCACTTTTAACTACATTGCTGGTTATCAATTGATTTGATCTATGAATGGGGGTATAAGTTGTACCTCGATCAAATCCACATTCAATACAATATTTAAGTGCTTTGATTGTGATTCCTGTCTCGGCAACCGATGTAGTCGTAGTTATTCTGCGTATTGCTTTCGGTTTCCTTTCTAATTTTTTAACTTCAGCCAATTTCATTGTTTCTATTCTAGCAACTGCATCTCCACCTTTATTAACTACCCCGCTGTCAAGCCGATATAAAATAAATTCATCTTTGTATTTTGTTTTATCTAGTAATTCTAAAATGGCTCTTCCTTCTGCTGCACCGGGTACAAAGATTAATATATCAGCCTCAGCAGGATCATCATCATGATTTGCCTCATGTAATTCAATTACTTTATCGGCTGCAGCTTGAATATAATTATCATTTGATTTCTCAGCAAAGTGTGTTTCATATGTCGATTCGGTTCCTTTCACTAATACAGAATTTGTTTCAGGGGTTTCTAAAAACTTAGCATACTTAGGTACATCAAAAGTAGCGGAAGTAAATATAAACAGTGGGCATGATGGATTTCCTGCATTTCTTTCTAAGAATTTTTTTATAGTTGCTATTCCGGTATCAAGTTCGATACTCCTGATATGACATTCATCAATGATAATTATATCATGGGTTGCCATTATATCTTCATCACTATGCATTTTTAATTTTTGAACAGTTGATCCAAGGGTTGCATACATAATTCCCTTTGATTCTGATATACCTTGCTTAAACTGACCTGTTGAATAACCGATATTATAACCTACTTCTATATCGGGATTGTAATCTGCTTCTGCATTTTCTTTCGCTTTTGATACAGCCGTTAATACCTTAGGCTGAGTACAAACTATTTTTCTAGATTTCTTTTGAACAGGCTTTATTACCCCTTCTTTATTTTTCTTTGTATATTTATCGATTGGAAAATCATATACACTTAGATCAGTATCTATTTTATCTTCAAATGATTTATGAATAGGATCACTTAATTTCGAATATGAATAGTCTTTTCCATAGAACCTCCTATAAAGTCCGACTACAAACAAGGTTGATTTACCTGTCCCTGTTTCACTTTTAAGTAAAAATATTCTATCATGCATATTAACCTCTTTCTTTTCCATTTTGTATCTAATAACTTCTAATACATAATGAACCGCAATGTAATTATCAAGTTCTTCTTTTTTAATTTTGGGATTAAGAGGAACTAACACACCTTTTTTCATCAATGTGGGAAGAGGCATTCTATTTTTAGTATTTAAAAATAATTCTTTAAGCAAAATACATAAAGAATGACTGAAAAAATATTGAAATTTAAATTAGAAATAAATAAAACAATTATATCTAACTCAGACTGTGAATCATATACACAAATTAAAGGTCATGATTTGATTCAAAGGAAAGAATCTATAAAAGAATCTAAAAAATTTATAAATGATTTTATAGATGATGTTTTAGGAATGATTGAGAAAAAATATATAAAAGCGATATCATACAATGATGATCTAGATGCTACTAAAATAATGATGAACGATGGGTATATTACTTACTCTGAAAAAGGGGATAAAACTTTATATTTAATCCAAGATAGTAATTCTAAGACATTGATATTAAAAAATAATTTTATTGAGTATTTTGAGTCAGATAAAAAACGTATTTACGATATGACAATTCAAAGTTAAATTATTCATCATCAAGTCTGATTTGTAAATCACATGGTTTACGTTTGTAAAACCCATTATAAGTAAGGACGAGGCCTTTATCCATCCATGAATCTGCATATTTAGCAGGGTCAATTGGAAGTTTGGATCTAGCCCTATTTACATTATAAACATTTTTTGAATTATTTCTTCTTTCATGTGGATCAAAGTTAGGTTTTAATCCTGCTGTAGGAAATCGAGGTCCGAACATATATCCAGCCAGACTAGCAGCATGATCTTCATTTAAATAATTATGGTTATAATAAAGAAGATTTTTAAGTTTTTGACGATCCAATGAATACATATTATCAAAGTAAGGATCGTGAATTGATTTACTTTGCTCAAGATCATGTAATTTTTTATCACAACTTGTCATCTTTTTTTATGAGTTCAAAAAATAATATTAAAATTATTTTTTAAAGGCCTTCTAAAATTTTATATGAATATATATTCAGAGATAGAATCCGCTATTGCAGCAACTATATTATATCAAATACATAATGTAATCAGGATTGACAAAAATATATTAAAATTAGAAATTAAGCACATATACTACAAGAATCAAATCCTCGAATATGCAGAATGTTTAAAAAAATCTGATCATTTGAATAAACAACTTGATGTCGTCTATCAAACATTTATTGATAAAACGAAAAGAAATATGAATAAAAATAAATTTTTAAAGGTGTTCCTACTTCATTTTATCAAAGTGGATACGCTGAATACAATGAACAATGCAAAGGTATTAGAAATCATTCAGAGGATTTTAACAAACTCTATTATCCTATATTGTAATGAACTAGAAATTATGGATTCACATTTGTATGTATCAGCAGATATACCCAATATATTACTTGATAAATTATATTGCAGATTTAAAGAGATTTTAACAAATGAAGGTAGAAAAACATGTTATTCTTCTTTATACCCGGATGAAAATACAATCTCGATGGCTCAATATAAAGATCTTGAAACAAAGTATAAACAACTTAAATCCCAATATAAAAAAGAAACCTCTTTGTATAAAAAACAACTTTCATACATGAAGAATAAATTAAAAGGTAAGTACACTGAAGACATTCCGGTAGGCTCAGTTAGTGATGTATCTTCTATGATTAAGAGTAGCGTTTCTTCAGGTAGTTTCTTAGAATAGTATCCAAAATAAGAAAACTTATTTTGAATGTATCAAATAATCTAAAATTATTAATTTTGGATTATTTAAATGACACTTGGATTGAAAAGCATTTTTGGTGGAGCACCTAATAAAATAACAAAATGTAAAAATATATTTGGTAATCCAATATTTTTGATTTTAGTTATATCATTAGTATTAACCATTTTATTCTTCTTTATCTTTGTAGTTCAGATGGGAAATTTTAAATACTTTGCATTGTCAATTATATTCATATTTTTCACTGTGCCAATTTTTGTAATGGGATATGAATTTTTCAGAAAAAAATCACTTGAAGAAAGATTTGGTGGAGGAAATACATATAATTATGCCCGTCCATCTGATGTATTTCAAAGTAATATAGGATATAAGGAAAGAACGAGACCTGAAGATATTTATTATGGAAGCAACACAAGATACTCTGGACAAGATACCCTAGCAGGCGTTGATAATTTAGATACATGGCTGGGTGGTGAATCGGTAGGTGAAAAAGACAGTGTTTTAGACAACTGGATGATGTAAAAATTAGACTTAAAAAAATTTGATTTTTTATAATAAGAGATAAACTTATCTAGAAAACAGAAATGAGTATTAACAAAATCGATTTAGACTTCTATATTTATAGACAATTCTTAAATAGATTGGCTTATGCTATTTACAATTCTAGTAAAGAAGGTACAGAAATGAAAGATAGAACCCGCGGGATCGACCTATCTTTTTGTACTAGTGTAGAGCAATCTACAACTGCTCCTCGTGAATTATGTGCAGATATAAAAACAGGAGATTTAAAAAATACAATTGATAATTTCATTGGAAATTATGTAATTAATAAGATGAATGATGTAGAAACTGCATTAACTAAGTTTGTTGATTTCATGTATGATTTATTAAAGAATAATTCATATTATCATTATACATCTGATGATCCTGATAAAACAAAAATTTATAATGATAAAATTAAATCATGTAAGCAATTGATTGAAGATCAATCATGCACAATTACTGAAACAGATCATGATGGAAAGACAACAACTATTTCAAATACTGCTCTTAAGAATAGTAATGCACATGTATATTTTGAATCAGTATTTGAAGTGCTTACTTTTGCATTAATGATGTTTTATAGTAAATCCTCAAATAATCAAAATAGTCAAAAAGCACCTCCTTCATTCCAATCATTTTCAGGAGTGATGAGAAATATTTTCATTTTGTATCCAGATAAAGAAGATATTTTGGTAGTTTTCACTGAGTGCTTTAAATTAAAGAAAGCACCTAGTAAAAAGAAACCTGCTGCTAAGTCTACTAAGAAAAAGCAACCTAAAGAAGAAAAGAATAAAGAACCTGAACCTGATGTGGATGAGGAAGTAGGAAGTGAATCCGAAGATGGTGAAGTTATCTATGGAAATGCTTAATTATTTATAAATTTTTTTATTGAATCAAAAATGATATATTCTGTGATTTTATTTTCTGTAATTGTAGTAATGATAGTTGTTGCACTTTATTTCTGTTTACATTACATGTTAGATTGTAATGATGAGAATAGTAATTTCATATACGGATCATGGATAAATGAGTATGAAGATATTATAATTATTTCCTTAGATACTTTAACACTATGTGCAAAAACAGAATCAGGTGATTATAGATGTAGAGAAGAAAAAATGTGTATTAAAAAATGTAGAAAGTTAACTAAATTTATTCCTGGATTAGGAAGTAATAAATTCGTAGCCAAAAATAAAAATCTTAAAATCATCTTCAATTCAAATTCTGAGTTAGGTACAATCGAGGTAATCAAAGATGGGAAGTACTTCGGTAAATTTGCAAAAAATACTCTAGTCAATATCTAATGGAAGTTCTATATGAGGTAGATCAAGATGTTTAGTTGCAGATATAGGTAAGCCTCCATGATACCTCTCTGATCCATATGTTGCTACAATAAATGTTTCTGCTGAAATATGAGGAGTGCCTTTATAATTTCTAATCCTCAATGCATATAATTTACTGATGATATATTTTAATTTTTCTAGTGGATCCTGAATTGATTCTATATGATATGCTTTTAAAAACTGTGTAGAGTACTTTTCAAAATCTGATCTATTCTCAGCAGTTGATTCTATCATAGTCCGCTGCATAAATAGAGTACGTAGATCTTCATAAACTCCATATGAATATAATATTTTTTGTACTAAATAGTGCTTATAATATCTATATTTAAATCTATTATAATCAGGTGTATTCAAACTTAGAATAAATTTAGTCTCCCTTTCTTTCATTCTCTCCAATACACTGTCCCATTTCCAGTTATCAAATGAGAATATTTCTCGGGTTGATATCACTCTTTCTAGATTAGTAGGTGTGAAATAATTTATTATTTTGTGATTTAATTTATCTATCCGCAATGTATTGATCAATTTAAATTTTTTACTTTCATATATTTCTTGTTCAGATACATCTTGAAGGTTCTTTCGTTTATCTTTAATTTTCTGATATTCTTCTTTGTCAATCAACTTGGAATTTATTATATTATCATTGATAAAATTTTTGTACTTATTCTTACTTTTATTAAATTCACTTTTATCTTTGATTAACTTTTCTTCATCAATTTTAGGAGGGCTTATAATTTCATGTCCCATATTTTTTAGAATCTTTTTGAACTTGTAAATGAAATATTTCTTAGAATAATTATCATGTCTGATATTATATACTGCTAGCCAGTATAGGAATGATTCTTCATATTCTAATACTCCATCATGTATATTAATTTTAAACCCGGCATATTTTATTGAATTATTTTTAAATTCATCAATTATGTCATTCCTTCTGTATTTTAATCCATCTTCAATATCCTTTACAGATGTTATGTAATTTATTCCATCAACCGAGATTTGTCTTAAATCGAGATAGATTTCTTTTTCCTTAACATTCCTGACTCTGCCCATCATCTGGAGACATGTCTCTACATTGCAAGACATGTTGGTAAAAAGACCAAATATATAATCAAAATGATCTACCTCAAATGAGACTCCTGCAGATATAGTTGGTGTGCAAATTATTACCTTAAACTGAGACCAATATTTATTCACATCTGAAAAATGAGCACGCTTAATAGACTCAAGTGTTTCTGAAGAATAAATCATAATATCTTCTTTTTTAACCTGACTATAATCTGCTAGATATGTATAAATGTTATTAGCTTCTGTTAGCGAATTAGTAAAGATTGCTATATTCTTATCACGTACTTTTTTAGATAGAAGTGATAGCCAATTATCAGATTCACAGAAGATATATTTTATATCTTTACTTGGATTATAAAGATTAACATATTTATTTGTCTTAGATTTAAAATCTTTTATCATCTTGCTCATTAATATTTCTGTTCTGTCATCTAAAAATGCATCCATGATAATAATTTTATTTGCATTTTGAATAAGCCATTCAAATGTCGAAACAACTCCCAAATAATCTATGAAATTACCTGAGTTGAATTGATCCCAGATTGATTCTATTTCATCTAGAATTAATATATCACAACTGCTCCCATTATCCCGTACAGAATTGTTTATATCTATTCTGTGAAGGCTTTCAATCTGGATAATTAATTTAGGATAAACATTTAGATTTATTGAAGTCTCAGTGATATCACTATATAGTGAAAAGTCTTTAAACTTGGCATTTGTTTCTGCTGAATATGTTCTCCTGAATGAAGGGATAATAATTCGAGAATTTTCATCAAATGATTTATTTTTTTCTAGCATGTCTATCACTGCCTTAGTTTTACCCATTTTCATATTTGCTTTGATTAAATCTATTTTAGCATCACTAAATGCAAGACTAGAAATATTTTCTTTTGTTTCTATTATTTCACTTTTATATTCCGATTTCTTGACTGGATTTTTATCATCTGATAATGGGTTTATTTTAGGAGGCGATTTAAATTCAGGAATAATTGAACTTAAATATATGACATCAAATATATTATCAGGGCATTTCCAGCATTTTAGAACAATATATGTTTCAGTCATATAAATATAAAAGGTATTATCATTATCATGGACTCTATCACATAGACTGCAGTAAAAAGAACATAATCTCTTGAATAGAATTGTATTTCCTTTTACCTTATAAAAACTGAATACGCTATCCCAATATTCCTTAGTTGCATCGCAAATCAACTTGATATTTTTATCAATTACATAATTTAATTCACATGAATATGAAATATCTTTTTTCTTGATTGTTGGAACGACTGGAAGACCATCAATATATGTCAAAATAACATCTTTTTCATCTCCGTCATATCTTTTAAATCTATTTTCAGGAACTTCACCGTTATACTTAGTACAGTTTACTAATCTATTTGCAAACAATCCATGCTTATTTAGTTGAGATTTATCTATAAATGTTTTATCACCTGTTAATTTAACAAATCTCTCATAAATACTTAATCCTAGTACCCGAAATGTTTCTTGATTAGGAAATGCATATGAGATTAATACGATATTGCAACTAAATTTAAATTTATCTTTTGAAATACCTGATGAATTAACGATTCTTAAACTGTCTTCACTGATCATGCAGGTAGGAAATAAATTATTAAACTCGATGATTAATAGAGATGATGCCAATTCAACATTCTTATTATAATAATCTTCATATTCCTTAGTATACTTATCGACAGCAAAATCAATATCCATGAAGAATTTTCTAGGCTTATTTTCCAGAATGACTTCATGCCAATAAGGTGAAACTCCATTCTTCTCGAGTTGACACTTAACATGGAGATATTTATCTAAATCATTATATATAATATATTTTCTAGATCGCTCATCCTGAGTTAAGAAATTATTTTTCTTTAAATTACTCCGAGCATCTTTAATATTATAATATTCCATGATCGAGTAATCTTAACTGATTACTTTTCAAAATTTTTTAGTCTCACCTTTTTTATTAAAAAATTTAGACTTAAAATTCTTTATATTTTCTGCAATTAAATCTAGTTCTAAATCTTTATTTTGCTCAATAAAGTCAATTAGTTCACGGCATTCATCCTCCCATAAATCAACAATGCCGGGTATTTTAGGGAACAAGAAGAATTGATATTTCATTAACTTCCAATATTCAAATCCTATTACGAATGGCGATATAATTTCCGTTATTTGTTCATAAAATGATAAAATTACTTCTTGATTTATATCAACTATATTGACCAACTTGATTAATGTTTCAATCTCAGCAATTTCGGGTTCATTTAAAAATTTGCATGACTTAATAAATCCAAATTCATCTAGAATAATTTTAGAAGAGACTTCATTAAGCTTTTCCTTAATGAATATTGGACCAGTTATCAAGGTGAAATCTTTTTCAGGAACTACTCTGACTCCATCTATTATATCTTGGTAAATATAATTATTACAGGAGTCTATTATTTCTGCTACATCGCTGATTGGATATAAAAAGCTACATCCGATAATTGAAGGCGGGCTTGAATAGAAACTATTTGAATTACCAGGATGAGTATATTCTTTATTAAACCAGAGTTGATCAGGAAGACATTCTTTAATATCACATTCTACAAAAATACCAAGCATGCATATGTCAATTGTATCTAATCCTACTAAGATCTGCCTAGAATAATTATTATCTTTAAATACATTTTCTATTTTTCTAGTGTAAGGTGTTTTAAATTCAAATAAACATATAATTTCAGGTCCATCTTTGTCGATTATTTCACTTGGATGAATCGCTAAATAACTGATAAACGATTTTAAATTTCTTGTAATCTTTGTTCTTAAATGTATTTTATCCTTTATATATTTGCATGATTTTTTAGATAATCTGACTACTCCTATTCCATCAGGTGAATAAGCGTTTACTCCATTTTTGTGTTTGATACTCCCATTTGCTTCCCTGATAGTGCAATTTAAAAGTAATTCCGAGATTTTCCTAGTTGTATTTTCATGCATATTTCCCCAACCAATTGCTGGAACACCTTCGAGATTATAACCTAAACCTAGTTTATTTTCTAAAATTCTTTTCTTTGTAGATAGAATGTGAGTTGCTTTAAAATTTTCTGATCCTCCTATAAACCTACGTCTATGTTCTAAAAAGTCTTTTGTACCTTGTTCAAAGGTATTTTTATTGATATATCTGATATAATTTTGCAAGATCAAATCCATGTTTTAAGATTAAATAATTTAAATTAGAATGATAATCAAAAAAAATATACTATTCAAAATTAATTTTGGTTGAGACACCTTTCACTAGTGGCGTTCTATAATAATTTCTATTTTCCTTGATTTTGTGATAAATAAAAAATTTGATTTTTTCTGTCCTTATCTTGGATGTTCTGTCCGGCAGCTATATATTTAAGAATAACAGGGTGGGTACAATTATTTATTAATTGATACGCATTTTGTTATAGTGCCACAACTTTATGTTGTTAGGAACCTTGTGTTCTGAAGCCTGAATATATTTACCATTCATTATGGAGTGCAAGTCATCTTAAATTAGTTTAGGATGATGCGTGAATGTGATTAGCTGCCGTACGGGATGATGCCGGATATGGACTACGCGATGTCCTAAGGTGCTATCACATTCACCTGAACTTTTTATAAAATTTTTTAGGACAAAAAAATTATTTATATTCTTCTACTACAATTTCATTCTCATAATATCTTGCAATTAAAAGACGTTTTAATGTTTTTTCTTCTCTTTCAATAGTATATTTGAGTACCCCAATATGTTCCCATACCATCTTATTACTACTAAAATATAATCTAATGGGCTTGTCCAATGGATATTTGTAGTACATCAACTTAGGGTATGTTATATAAGGCCTATTTGAAGCAAGTTCTAAACAAACTGCAATCACCGCGTTATAAGTTTCTTTTAAATTATCACCAGGTAATTTCTTGGAAGCCAATATATCACCAAGTGGACCATCTATCAATTCATTCATAATCATTCTAGAAGGGATAGGGTTTCTTTTATTAACCATGGCATAGAGTGATAATTCGGGCAATGCTAGGTTAGTAAAGTCAGATACGCAATTTTGAGCCATGAACCTGGATAAGTTTTTTATTTAGGTTTATTCAAAATCAAATTTAATTATTTTAGAAGTTGCATGTTCCATCTTCGCAACCATTTCCATAGTGTCTTTTACCCCAATAAAGACGTCTTCGTTTATCCCACTTAGTTTCACCTGCTCTAATCATATCTGGTAATACTGAGGTTGATAGGTAATCTGCTGGAGGATCATTTACTGGAGGAACATTAGAGATAATTTCTGGAAATTTGTCAACAGTTTCGCTATCATAATACATTGGATTGTCAATATCAAATTGCATCTTACTATAATTAGATCCATATCTAAATCCTGTGAACATCTTTTCAGGGTGATTAGTAAAATCAAGATTGACTACATTGATATTTGGGGCACTAGGGCTATTAATATTTTTAGGCATCAATCCTGAAGGAGGTACATGTTCACCTGCAATTCTTCTATTTGCATCTCTGAATAGTGTTCTATAAAAACACTTTGCATTGTCATTGAGTCTTATAAATCCATAAACAGCCGGATCATCAAATTGTTGTAAATCTTCAGGGCTTGTATAAAGTTCAAATTGTTCTTCGGGTCTACTATGAATTCTTTTATATTCGTTTGCTCGATAAAAATCATCAGCGAGATTAGCAGTACTAACTACTCTACTTGGAACTCTAACTTTTGCTTGAGCAGGAGTATAACCTCTTTGTTTTGGATGAGATGAACCGCTTCCTCTAATCATTTTTCATTAGGAAAAAATAAATAAAAATTAATTTGATTTTATTTGTCTCTATATCTACGTTCTTCTTCTTTGTTGTTAAGTTATAAAAAATGTGCAATTCTAGAAATCTTTACTCTGCTGTCTTTAGTTCCGGATGTTCCGAATGTACTCAAAAATTTCTCAAAGATGAGGTTGTTTCCAAATCTTTAATAATTGAGTCCATTATTGAATTAGTTGATGCTAGAATAGTGTTTTTGCTACTCAAAAATTTCAGGAATAATGAGCAGTTCCAACCTATTGATTCTTCTGATTATACAGAAGAGTTTGTAGATGCTTGTAAAACCTGGGTTTATGAATTAGCAGAATCTAGTAGTTCTCTTGAAATCAAAGTTATTTGTATTCTTTACAAATATTCCAATTTTGATGACAAGTTTATTACTGAAATTTTACCTGAGGCTAGAATAAGAAATCTCTTATTTGATTACCAAAGAAAATTCTGTTAAAGCAAAAATCTATTTCAACAAAAACTAAAAAAAACTAAAAACAAAAAAAAAGAAAAAAAAGAAAAAAACAAAAAAAAAGAAGAAAAACAAAAAAACACAAAAAAACACACACACACAAATCACTTTTAAAAAATTTTTTTTGACTTTTCAAGTTTCTATATCTATTCTTTTCATAATGTCATTTAGTTGTATTTCGATTCGCGGCGACTTAGTTATTAATCGTAAATCAAGGCAAAAGAATATTCCTGAGAAATATCAATCTATTTTAAGGGACATCAAAAACGACTGCTTTTTACCTTCACTCGATCTAGTTTATGAATTATCAAGCAATGGAAGAATTGAATTTATTTTTGAATATAGACTAGGAACAATCACAGTTTACTTTGATATATCTTCAGGATTATTCAGTTATACCAAATCAGTCTGTGATAAATATGATTTGATTCTCAATGAATCCTTGAATATTCTTTATCCAAGAGATTTTCCAAGATTCATCGCTGATCAAATCGAAGTAGTTAGAAAATTCAATTAAAATATTTTGATTTTTTTACTCTCTATATCTACGCAGTTTAGTTATGATAAAATCCGCAAGTAATAGATTGAATTTGAAAGGAGTTAATGGTAGATCCAGAATTTCTTTATCAAAGATTAAGAATTTAAATATATTATTTGATGAGTTTGAAGAAGCGTCAATGATGGTTAATTATAATGAGACTATAGTTCCGCTTACAATGCGTAGAGAAAATGGAAAGATCAAATGCAGATTAGGGAATTACAGCAATATAGATGATGATTTTGAATCATGTAGCGAAGAAAACAAAGTATTGGATGAGGTATTTGAGAAGATAGATAAGGAAGGTCTCTATTTTGTTTAAATTTGATTTTTTTATAAATTAATCAAAACAAATGTCATTACTTAACTATGCAAGAATAAATGACCTCACTAAATTTGAAGAAGTTCTTCAAGAAAGTGATATAATTCCTATTTTCATTCCTCGAATACTGGTTGATAATAAGAAATATGAATATCTTAGACTAGTTATTCTCAGATTATCTACTTCACAAATTGAATCATTGTTGGCTTATATTGTTAAAGATCCATATAATGAAGAATTATTAGATTTATTTGATCATAACTTGGTCTTTACTGCTTCAATTAATTATGGAAATTATGAATACATCAGCAAATATGATCCAGAAAGAATTGTAGCCCATATATGTCATTATAAAATAATGAATAAAAATGCTATTCTTTATGCTGCGTATCACAATCCAATCAATGTGAGATCTCTACTTGAACATTGTATTGAATTCCAAGAAGAACTTTCAACTCATATCTCATTTATGATTGAAGTGATCAATGCTATGAAGTTCAGTAATTTCTATAAACACTATGAATACTGTAAAATATTCGCAAATAACAATGATATTAACTTGCCTGATTTTGAAAATATTACATACTTTGGATTAATTACCTACAAGTCAGGTAATAATTTATATGCTATTCAGGATAATAAATTGGCGATATGCGGAAAAAATGTCAAGTTGATCGACATTGATTCGACATATGAGCCTAGTTTATTTTTACATCTAGTGTCAATTATCGTAATTTATTTGAAATTATCCTTTCCATCAATGATGATTTATATTGCAATTTATATCACATTAATTATAATATTTGATAGGTCATATATTTTCAATTATAAAAAATTTAGATTTGTTAACGTGGGTGATAAATCTAAATATTATAACGCTCTAGATAATATTTAATTTTTTTTATACCGGTTCTTCAAATAATCTTTCTAGTTCTGATTCACATCTAGGTAGGTAAACTGAGATATCATCACATTTGATCTTGATATGAGGCTTGCATTTATAAAATATCATATATGAAATTCCAAATAAATAGAGAATAATTCCCCAGATAGCAGATACAACATATTCAAAATCGAAATAAGCAAACCCCAGTGTGATGTAAATTCCTACTAAAATGATTAATAACAAGGTGGACATAATGAAATATTACATAGCAGTGGCTGCATCAAAGCCACGTTTAATCAAAGTAGTATTTCTTCTATTGAAATAATAATAACTAGTAGTTGATTGACTGCAACTCATATCTGTTTTAGTCATTCTAATATAATTCCTGTTAACTAATTCAAATCGATATTCATATGTGATTCCCCAGCATTTAGTCTTTTTAACAATAATCGGCTCCATTTTATAAATAAATGCACAACTACTAATTAAAATATTTTAATTTATTTTTTTGTGTACATAAAATTATGAGTTGTTGTGGAAAAGTAAGAACCACTGATTTTGCTGAAAGAACTAGAATGGCTAAAAAAGCCCAATATAATAAAAAATGTCAATCTCCTCATGACCAATTCTTCGGTCCACTCTATTATAATTATTTAGAAGCGGCTGAAACAAATCCACCCATTAAGAGAAACAGACGAGTTGTCTTAAATGGATATGAACCTCAATGCAGATTAGATGTGGATTGTAAAGGAAATCGCTTCTTTGATCCTGCTAATATTAAATCATGTGCAGATCAACCTAAATGTGTTAGAGATCACATGCTTGCAACTCAATATGATATGCGTCGAAGACTTGGATATCAAAGTATAAACGATGCTAAGATGATAGGAGACTTTAATCCACTTAAGCCTTTTAATCCATATTTCTTTACGCCAGATTATTTTTCAAAATTCAATGATGATTTTGCATAAAAAAATTAGTTCAAATCTAAAATTCCGTGTTTTTCAATGTTAGTGAAAATTCGATCAAACACGTTTTTTTCTTTCTCAATCACTTCATCATAAACTGACTTGGGAATGTTGCTCAAAATGATAGGGTCTTCAATTTGAACAACCATGAATTCATCATCAGAATAGTCTTCTGTTGTGATTATGATGTTTTCTTCAAACCTGTATCCATCAACTTCAATTAAGATTGACATTTCAATCCAGATATAATAATCCAAAGGACAAGCCCTATCTAGGCTGATTAGTCTTAATAATTTCTGAGTGTGAATTTCATCAAATTCATAGCGACCATCAAATTTAGAATGCAAATCTAATAATTCTCGCATTTCATTAAGGGGGTATTCAAAATTTACTTCATCTTCATCATTTAGTTCATCAAAGTTAAATTTCTGTTTAGTATATCTATCAAAACATACAAGGTGAAACATACAATTAAATTCGGTATTCATGATAAGAGGAAAGAGGGGGTAGATATAAAAAAATAAAAAATCAAAAAAATTTGATTCTATATTTAAGTATTCAACTCTTAATCAAAAATGAGCAACTTTAACTGGGCTGATCTTAGTGATAGTGATGAAGAATTTATTTCAATGAAAACACCTACTAAAAAAGAAGAGTCCGAAAAAGAATTTCAACAGGTCAAATCTAAAAAATATAAGAAAAAACCTAATAATAAAAATCTAACAAATTATGTAGCCCTCAATGAAGAAGGTAAAAATAAACTAGTCATTCGGGTTAGAAGAAGTGGAAAAGGAATTATAATAACTTGTATTAAATGGGATTATACCAATCCTAAATTCTTAAATTATGAAAATTTAATTAATGTTCATAGATATTCCGCTTATATTCATAAGAATCACATTCCTATAATTGAGGATTATTATGATACCGCCAATATATATAAGACCAATAAGGAAATTAGCCTCTTATCTAAGATAGTATGTATCGAGTTAAATACTCTTAAAATAATGAAGCACTATTTAGATCAAATTGATCTAGAAATTATGGAAAAT